GGCTAATGCCATCATGAACACCCTAAAGAAACTACATGATAAAAAAATTATTTAAAACCCTATCAAATATATTGTTATACAAATATAAACTATAATCATGTCAGAAAATAAAGATAATAAATTCGTGGCTTTTTTTAACTCTCTAAGTGAAGATGTTAAAAAGACATTTAAAGACCTTATTACTGAGGTTAAAGAGGAGAAATTTGAAGATACTCCAGCTTCTTATACAGAAGTGCCTCTATTAGACGGGACAGTTATTAAAGTAACTAAACTTGAAGTTGGCGGCGAAGTAATCGTAGTATCACCAGAGGGTGAAATTCCGGCAGCAGAAGGTGAATTAGTATTAGCAGACAATTCAATCCTTGTAATTAAAAAAGAAGGTGAGAAGTCTTTGATTGCTGAGATTAAACCAGCGGCAGAAATGAAAAAAGACGAACCTAAAGATACATCAGCAGCTAAGTTCACAGAAATTGAACAGAAGTTTGCAAGTATTGAGGCTAAGTTCAGCAAAGAAAATAAAGATTTAAAAGCAGAATTAGAGAGTGTTAAATTAAAGTTAGCTCAAAAGTCTGCTCAATTAAAAAAGACTGTTGAAGTTTTAGAGGCGTTTGCAAGTGTACCCACAGCAGAGCCTATTAAAAAGCCAACCGTAAAAATAGATAAGAAAGACGAGATGTTTAAAACCATCTTTAAAAAGTAATAACAATTTAAAATTAAAAAACAATGGCATACAATGTAGCCGGATTAGGCAATTACACAATCGAAAACCCCCAGCAATTAATATGGGAAAAAGTATACTCAGTAGGTGATACCATGAAGTATATGCAAATTCAGACTGGCATTAAGTCATCTGAAAAAATTAACATCTTAGATGTTGACGCTGTTTGGCAAACACAAGGCTGTTCACGTACTGCATCAGGTGATACAACCTTCACACAAGCTACTTTAACAATAGGCAAAGTAGCACTTAACTTGGATTTCTGTGAGAGAGATTTAGAAACTAAGTACACGCAGTTACGCCTTAAAAACGGTGGAAACTATGAAGATATGGCTTTCTATAACGACATCGTAGACCTTATGTTAGCAAAAGCTAATAAGCGTTTAGAGATTGCTATTTGGAGAGGCGATACTACTGCTGGTAGTGTTTATCTAAATAAATTTGACGGTTTAGTTAAGCAAGTTAACGCTGCAACAGGAAAAACTACAATTAGTGGTACTGCATGGTCATCAGCTAACTCACGTACTGTTATTCAGGCATTAAATGCTTCGGTAGTAGCTAATACTGATGTGTTCGCTGGTGGAACTACAATTAAATACTTTATGAGTCCAGCAATGGCTTATGATTATCGTCAAAAGTTAATTACTGATAATCTTTATCAGATTAACGCTAACGCTGGTCAGAAGTTATACGCAGAAGGAACAGGTATTGAAATCGTAGAAGTTGCTGGTTTAGCTGGTCTAAATTATATCTATGCTTTAGAGCCTGAGAATATGTTTTTCGGTACGGATATGGAAAACGAATTAGACAAGGTTAAAGCATGGTACTCAGATGACGATATGTTGTTTAAGATTCATACAGAGTTTAAGGCTTGTACCAACATTGCGTTTGGAACACGTGCTTGGCAATATCTAGGAGTATAATAATAACGGGGGGGCTAATAACCCCCCTTTAATAAATTTATAAAATGGCTTGTATAACAACTCAGAATTACACATTACCATGCCGCAATAATACAGGCGGTGTTAATGTTGTTTATATTGCGGATTTCGCTGATAAAGGAACTCCGACACTTTCAGCCGCATCAGGTACGGTAACGGCTTGGACAGATGCTGCTGGAGATTTCTATACATATCAGACACGCCCTGAGATTGCTGCTGGTTCATTTAACGCTACTATGAGTGCAAACGGTACAACTGTTTATGCACACTCTATTACGTTTCAATTAGAGCAGTTATCAGGTAACAGAAATGTTGAGAATGATATTCTAGCTAAAGGCAGATTCTTAATTATGTTTAAGGACAATAACGGTAAATACTTTGTATTAGGATATACTAATGGTATGTTCTGTACGGCAATGGAGAACGCCACGGGAACAGCTAACGTAGATTTAAACGGAACTAAATTCACGTTTGCTTCTAATGAGCCATTCCCAGCGTATGAAGTTGATTCCAGTATTGTAGCTGCTATGTTAGCTGCATAATATTTTGTTTGGTTAAGTAAGAGAGCAGCCTTACGGGGCTGCTTTTTTTATTTAAAACTTAGTGATTTTTTTTGTTATAGTAGTATGGTGTTTATTGACCGTTTAACCACAAATACAATTTACTTGACGTTAACGGAGAAAATAACGCTAACTGCTCCTGACTACTTAGTTAAGTTTGTTTGTGTAAGCACTAAGGATGAGAGGTATGTTTGGTGTAGTGATACAAGTTCTTACCCTGACAGATACAATGAGTTAACGGTAGTTGAAACGAACAGCCCCACTTCGGGAACTAATCAGATTAAACTAGACACTTATGGAAGTTGGGATTATTTTGTTTACGAATATAACGGTGCTGCCCCTTCGGATGAAACAGGACTAACAGAGGTTGAGCAAGGTCAGGCAACGGTTAATCATACAGAAACAACATTAAACAGTTATAATGGATACCAATCAACCTATCGAAAGTACCAATAAATACAGTCTGGCAAAGATAGAATTTGCTGAGGTAACTCAGCCTAACTTCACGGCTCAAAAAAATAAGGATTGGGTGCTGTACGGTGATAAGAACGATTACACAAAGTATCTTATTGACTTATTTAATAGACACGCTGAACACAATGCAATCATATCAGCTAAGACAAATTACATAGCTGGTAAAGGATTAAAATACGATAAAACTTTAGAGGATGAAAAGCAAAAAGCAAAGTTAGATAAATTCATTGCTTATGCTAACAGATACCAGTCATGGGATGCTATTATTCCTATGATGACCTTAGACTTTGAGTTATTTAACGGATATGCCCTTCAATTCATTTACGGGGTAGGTGGTAAGATTACAGACGTATATCATTTAGAATTTTCAAAGATTAGAATTAGTAAGTGTGGTAAGAAAGCATACTACTGTGATAATTGGTATGTAAGCAAACCAGAGAACGACAAAAGTTTTGCTTGTTATGATTTATATAATGAGGAAATAAAGTCGGGTACTTGTATTTTCTATTTTAAGGTACACAGACCAACGGCATTAGAGTATGGTAGTGTTTATCCCATTCCTGATTACATAGGGGCGACCTCTGCAATAGAAACAGATATAAACGTAGATGTGTTTCACTTGTCGAACACTCAAAACGGCATGACGGCACAAGGGATGTTGAGTTTTTTTAACGGAGAACCAACAAGGGAGGAGAAAGCCAAACTAAAACAAATGTTTGAGAATAATTATACTGGCCCAAATAAGGCTGGTAAAACTATTCTTAAATTCTCTAATGAGAACGAAAAGGGAGCTGAGTTTCTTAACTTCTCGGTAACTGATTTAGATAAACAATTCGAGGTATTAAGCAAGAGATTACAACAAAAAATAATATCAGGTCATAAGGTTACTAACCCTATTCTTTTTGGTATTAAGACCGAAGGGCAGTTAGGAAATAGACAAGAGTTAATTGAGAGCTATGAACACTTTACAAAGACTTATATTGATGTAAGGCGACCTAATATTTTATTAGGTGTTCAGTTGGTAGCTAAGAAAAATGATTTAGCTTATAACGAGTTATATATTGAGCCATTAAGTCCGATAGGATTAGAGATACCAATTTCAGAACAGGAGATAGCAGCATCATTAACCTTTGATGAAAAACGTACATTGATAGCTGAGAAATACGGCATTGAATTAACAGCACAGGACACCGACAGGGATAAGAGATTAACCATTGTAAACAAGTTAGGCGTAGGTGGTACTCAGTCCTTAATGGAGGTTATTAAAGACACTTCAATCTCAGCACAACGTAAGGCAGAGATTATAAATATATTATTTGGAATAAACATCAATAAGGCTTACAAGTTAGTGGGGTTTGACCCATTGACTATTCAACCAACTGTACAACCTACTCAAATGAGTGATAAGGATTTGATTTTAGAGGCTTTGTTAAATTGCGGAAGTGAGATAAATGACGATGAGGTGTTAGGTTCAGTTAACATAGAATGTGAGGAGGATGCAATTAAGTTTGAAAGTTCTCACGCTCATAACTTTGCTGATGTTTTATCGGGGGATATAAGAACGGTAAGAAACGCTATTTTAGATTTACTTGCTGGTAATCCTTCGGTTGAGCCTGAGTTCCTAGCTAAACAATTAGGTTTAGATGTAGAGTACATTCAAGAGCAAATAGATTACATGATTGAGAAATCAGTTATAACTGAGTCTGTGTCTGGGTTCACCCCAACGGGTAAGGGCTTAGATAAACTAGACGATATAGAGCCTATTAAAACTGAGGTTTATACTGTTTACAGATATGAAACCAGAGAGGATGTACCTGATGCTAAAAGCGGTTCAAGAGAGTTCTGTACTAAGCTAATGAAGGCTAAACGAGAATACACCAGAGACCAGATAAATGATTTAAACAATCAATTTAGTACTGATGTATGGAGATATAGAGGTGGTTGGTACAGTAACCCTGACACGGGCGAGGTTGAAAAATGGTGCAGACATATTTGGAAGGGATTTGCTAAAGTAAGAAAGAAAGGAGCTAAAAAATGACACAAGACGTATTATGGATGACAGAAACATACTTTAAGGATAACTCTATTCTTAATGATAATGTGGATTGGAAAATAGTTCAGCCTATTATGATTTCTGTACAAGACCAATACATCCAACCAATTTTAGGAACTAATCTTTTTGACGAGATTGCCGATGAGATTTACGCAAGTACGGTAAGTTCAGACAATCAGACCTTGTTAGATTCTTACATAAGAAAGTGTATTATTTGGTATGTGTTGAGTGAGTTAGCTCCAGCATTAAAGTACAGATTTCAGAATAAAGGAATCATGGTTAGGAGTGGCGAGAATAGTCAAGCAGGAAGTTTAGAGGAGATTCAATATACTGTTAAAATGTATAAGGATAAGGCTGAATGGTATTCTGAACAATGTACAAAATTTCTAAGAGAACACGCTACGACTTCGCTTTATGCTAATTATTATAACGGAGTAATAACGAGTGATGAGATATTACCTAATTCAACGAATTACACAACATCTATTTTTTTAGATAATGATGATTGTGATGAGTGTAAAAAGAATTTATTTAAATGATTTCACATAACAAAATAATAAAGTTACTTGAGTATGTTTCTATTAATCATTATCAGATTAATGGATTCGGAGGGGGTGATTTGTGGGAGTACTTAGCAAGTAACACCCCTGACACTCCTACTTTATGGTGGGTTCTGAATGGAAGCACAAGGGATAATAAAGAGCATATCTTTAATTATTCTTTGTTTGTTTTTGATTTGGTTAAGAGGGATGAAAGCAATAAGGATGAGGTATTGAGTGATACGCATCAAATAATGTTAGATGTATTAGCTATTCTTAATTCACCTACGTATTCAACTCAGTTTCTTTTAAATCCTTCTAATTCGCTGGATGACTTTACAGAGAGATTTGATAGTGTGGTGGCTGGATGGAAATGTGATATACAAATTAGAACAATGTTTGATAATGATGTTTGTCAGATACCTTTTTCTGGCTTACCAACAATAGATTAATAATATAAAAAATAAATAAAATGTCAAAAAAAGTAAAACAAA